GCATTGAGGTAAAAATCCTCACCGTTTACATTCACTGTTCCGTTGTAATCGGAATGGGTTTCTTTTTCTTTGCGCTCATTCTTGAACAGTGCGCCACGGTTAGTATCATCATAATCAGACATACAATCTCCTAGTTAAAAAACTGATTTACATTTTCTTGAATTAAATTTACAGCCTTGGCAACACATTCCTCCAATGCTGAGATGTATTCCTCATCGCGCTCAACTCTCACGATCAGGGGCTTCATGTTGGGATGATAGGAAACAAAGTCCCACCAGTCCCGCTGGGTCACCCATAGACAACCCATCACTTGCTGCTTGTACCGCGAAGGAAGTACGCCTCCTCTTAGGTATTCCACATGCGTGGCAGGTGCAGGACATTTAATCTCTAGTCCACCATCCTCACCTACCAATCCGTCTGGCGAACACCCTGCTTTAAGGGTGTCATGCAAACAGAATCCAACCTCTTGAACTTCAACATCATTCATGAGGCAGTACAGGTCACGCGCTTCTGGCTCTAACTCTATTCCGCGAAGCATATGGTGTGACTGATATATCTCTTCGCGTTCTCCTGTTAGCTGCTCTGCAACAAGCTGATTGATGTAGCTGTCAGCCTGTGTAGACCATACGCCTTTGGTCGTAACAATCTTAGCGAACATTGATGCACTTGGTACACCAAGGCGAGCGGCAAACCATTCAGGACTACCTTGCTCGTGATCACAGATGCGCATCTTGCCACTCCTCTATCTCTTCCTCTACCCAAGCAATCAGCATGCGAGCCTTCTGCTTATCATCTTTATCCGCAGCGAGGATACGCAACGCTGTCTGCATCCTCTCATTCCACAGCTCCAGCTCGGCAGCGTCTGCTTCCTCCTCTGCACGCTCCATGCTGCTTAGGTAATTGTTAAGATCTATTATCACTGGGTCTTGCATACATCCTCCACGCGCTGTTCATTTTCTCGGTCAGCGCTTTACATGTTGAACACACCATAAATTGTGTACCGATACCTCTGTCGCACATGCTGCATTGGTTTCGATTCTTCCTAAACTTATCTCTCAAAGACTCATCCATTACAACTTACTCTCCAGCAACTCCTTAGCACGAGCGAACTGCTGTACTGATAACTCCTCAACAGACTGACACTTGAATGCTTGGCAGAACTTTGCCTTGTCACTGCTAGTCTTATTAATCAGGCCGCTGATAGTCTTGGCTTGCGCCGCAGTAATAACCTTCGGGGCTGACTGGGACGCCGCATTACCGTCATCATCCTCGGCAGGTATACCAGCGATAGCCTGTAGTGCGTATCGTCTCGCGTAGGTGATAGCAGAACCCGCTGCTTGCGCATCCATCTTACCTAGCGGGATGTAATACTCCTGCTCTAGCCATTCGCCAGATGAGTGCATGAGTCTAGTGATAACCCCTACTGCATTCTCTCCACTGACAGGGAACTGCACATAGCTGAGACCATGCTCTGCGAAGTGCGGCTTGATCGCTTGAATCACTGAGCCAAGATCCGCATAACGACTCTTGAAAAATGGGTTCGAAGCGCCCTTGATCGCAGCGCCCATAGAGCCTTGCGCTTTTGACATAGCATCGGCGAGGTTGGTAATTGAATCAGATTGCTTCATGTCTATACTCCGGTAACTGTGAATCTTGAATTGCCCCTGCCTCATACTGCCGCCCATAAGCGCGCAACCCTAAGCGAGCAATATCAATTTCGATGTCGCCAAGGTATTTAATGTAGTCAATAGGGGATAAATTTAGCGCATGTCTTTGTGATGTATGCGCGCAGGAATGATCAACCCAATAGATCAGGCTGTTGATTTCATACTGCGGAACTGCGCTCCAATCAATGTAGTCTTCGCGCAGGTAGTTCAGGTAGGTGTTCTCGCGAGCGAGCCAGTTTTGTATTTTCATTTCTCATCCTCCTCAAGATGTAATGTAATACTACTTCGAATTAATTGTCAGTGTCAACACTTGTGTCAAAAGAAAATTTATGTGGGTAGTCCTCTCGCTCTGTCAACTGTAAGCTATTGGAATGAAAGTAAAAGTTCAAGTTCCCTTCCCAGCTACCGTGCCGTTGTTTAGCAATGATGACTGCGTGATCGTACGATTTTCCTAGATACTCCATTTGCTTTTCGTCTAGCTCTCTGAGTTTTGAAATCTCCTTAAGCGCCTCGCGCTTCCTGTTTGGTTGAATGATGATCACGTTGTCAGCCATGTCCGACAATGATCCAGCTCCCCTTATACTGTATCGCGAGGGGGTGATAGACTCATCATCATTCGGCGGCTTCTTAACGTGGGTTACTATGTGCAGGTGTGCGTTGTTGCGTTTAACTATGTACTGCATCTTGTTGATGAACTCATTCTGCTGGTTGTAATCGTCATACTTCAGGGCAACCTTGCTTAGTGAGTCCAGCACAATGTGATTACAGCCTAGCTCTTTGGCTGCGAAATGAATAAACCCAATGATCCTCTCTGGGGGCAGACTGTCTAGCGCATCGAAGATATATATCCTACCGTCAGCCCAGTCCATGAAGCGATTCACAAACTCATCTGATGGTCTGCCTTCCTGCGCTCCCACTGCTTGCATTAACATCCGGTGCAGCGTGACTGTCGGCTGCATCTCAAGGGAACAGATACAAATCTTACTGGTCTGCGCGAGGTGTAGCATGATCTGACCCAGCACCATGCTTTTCTTAGAGCCATTGTACCCAGTGACTAGCGTCATCTCACTCGGTCTGTAGCGAAAGAGTTCGTGAGACTTTAAGAATGGCATGGTCTCACCGTGCAACTGGGCATCCGTATTGTTGTACTCAAGAAGTTCTGCTCGCCAGTGTGAGCTTGACTTGAGATCTTGCGCCTCTAGCGACCCCAGCAAGTCCACATACGATTCATAGTCCAGACCGTCAGGTATATTTATCATCGGCTAACCTCCCAGTTATCATTCGATTCAGTTTCTTGCTTGCGTCTGCCCTCCCAAGTTCTTACTGCTGCCTTCCAATCCTTCATGGTGTCGCGTCCAACTTTCCATCCGCGAGTGGCGTACCAATCAACAAACCTCTCGCCGTCAATGCCATTCGCTCGCGACTTGCAATACTCAGTAACCTCCTCTGCTGTTGGCGGCGTGAAACGCTTCGCCCCCTTCTTATCATTCTTATCATTCTTATAATTCTTAAGGTGTGGTGCGTTGTTGGTGGGTTGCTGGTGCGTTGCTGGTGAGTTGCTGGTGGAATCTTGATACTTATCATAGTAAGTTATTGTAATGATTGAGTATTTGTTGGTGGTTTGCTGGTGTATCATGCCATCACTAATGAGCAGCTTGAGTACCTTTCTGATGGTGTTCTCATTCATGCTCAATCTTTCAGCATAAACCTTGCGTCCGAAGACAAGTTGCCCTCGCTTTAAATGTATGAGTTGCCCGTTAAACAGGCGCGTCTTGTCCTCAAAGTTGGCGCGGATTAACATCTCCAGCCATAGCCGAAGCGCGTCCGCATCCTTCCAGATCCAGTGGTCAATCAATGACCTGTTGATTTTTATCCATCCTCCCACAGCTTATTCCTCCTCGCGATTAATATCTTGGCGTTGATGATGTCCCGCTTATCCTTATCGCTGAGCCGTACCCCGCTCGCCAGTGTGTGCGGTAGCAGATCTAGCATTGACTCGGCGATGGCATACTCATCGTCCTGTGTTTTCTTGAACAGCGGTTTATAGTTCTCAGTGACAGGTTGAATCACCCCAAAGTCCAAGCCCAACGACTCTAAGATACCTGCTGCTGAACATCCAGCGAAACAATGTATCAACACCCTGTCGCCTGTCTCGCGGATTGAAAGGGATTCCCCTTTGTCTGAGTGGCTAGGGCATAGCGCCATGTATCTGCGATGCCCTGCCTTGGTTGCGGTTTGCTTCACTCCATCTAAGGAGGCTAGTAGTAGATCAAGATTTGCCATTGATTTATATTGGATAAGACAGTAACCTGTGGCAGATTACTTCTCATCCTCCTCCCTTGTAGATGTGATCAAGCCCCCTTCGGGGGGCTACTTCTTTAGCTTGGGGGCTGGTTGATTGCGTACCCAGTCCCCATTCTTTCTCCTTACTAAGCCAGCCGATTCAGGCGTGACGCAATACCTATCAAGCCCAGTCCCTTTGCGGTGCATATCAAACGGTATCTCACTTGAGAAAATTTCCCAGCACTCAACACACATTGACCTCACGCTACCTACTGCAAAATTAGGGTAAGGTCGCACACCTTTCTTTGGTTCTACCTTGTATTGCTTCCAATCTTTCTGCTCCATGTCATCCTCCAGTTAATTACAAGTTACTTCGAGATTCTTAAAGTTAGGCCAGCCAAATTGCATACTGGTCTCTCGTCCAAGGCATACCATCTCGGCATACATCTTTAGCTCGCGCTGCTCTACCTCGAACTCCCCCTCGCCTAGCAGTAGGCCAAGGGTCAGTGAGATTATCAGAGCCATCAGTACAAGTAAAATCTTGAGCGCATTATTTTCTTCTTTGAGTTTTGTGTATCGCATTGTTTCAATTCCTTAGTGAATTTCTAATTTGATGCAGGTCATGATACCTTTCACTCAGTACCGTTGCTCCTTGATCACTGAGTCCTTCTTGATTTAAGTCTTCCATTAG